CACAGAGAATAAGATTCCGGTAGGAGTTTACAAATACTCTTATGCAATGACAATCACAGAAATTCAGAGCGAAGCCAGAAAGGTTGTGTCTATTCTGAATGGAAGAAAACTGCAGTATCCTGTATGGCTTGACCTGGAATATCACAATCAGAGAACTCTTGGAGCAGAGAGCATTCATAAGTTGGCAGATGCGTTCCGGAAAATTGTAGAGGCAGCAGGGTACAAGTTTGGCATCTACTGCAATGTAGACTGGTATATAAACATGATTTGTAGTCACCTGAAAAAGTATGATTTTTGGATTGCGAGGTATCCGGCCAGTGATAATGGTACAGTTATTGAGAGACTTCGTCCGGATTTTGGAGTTGGTTGGCAGTATTCCAGTAAAGCTGTGATTCCAGGTATCAGTACAAAAGTAGATCGGAGCGTATTCTACAAGGATTACGCAGCGGAAACAAAGAAGGAGGATACAACAGTGAAATTTACAAAAGAGCAGATTATTCAGAATATCCGTGATGATGCTGTTGACTTTGCAGTGAAAATCGCAAATGATAACAGTCACGGATATAGTCAGCGCATCAGAAGTCTGTACGAAATTAATGTACCGAAATCTTTTGACTGCAGTTCTCTTGTATTGACAGCATATTATTATGCTTTTTTAAAGAATGGTTTGCCTAAGCAGGCACGTTATCTGAAAGAACATTGTTCTTATACTGGTAATATGCTCAAGATGCTGAATGCCGGATTTGAGGTTGTTGCTAGGAATCAGACAGCGCATGCGCAGATGATCAAAGGCGATCTGGAACTGGCGGACAATAATTCGAATGGAT